CTTGTAGCCTCGTAATATTCGGTTGGAATTGCGATTTGTATTCCGATTCTTGGATAACCATATCCTTCTGCATCAGATGTATCTAATGCAAATAGTCTACCGATTTCTGCTGAGTCGGAGCCGTTACTTGGTGCATCCTTTGATGGGATGAATGGGATTCCATAGATTGAATCTACGTGAATTCCTACGCCAGTACCTTTGAATGTTTGAATTCCGTTTACGTCTATTTGAACGAGTTGTTCTCCATATGGATTTGGAATACGGACTGATGGCATGTATAAGCCTTGAATTTCTGAGTACACTTCGTGCGAGCCCAAAAATACGTTAGGATCTTTACCTGCTGCGATACGGATCTTTCTTAAGAAAGTTCTTAATGTATCATCAGTTAAAACTCCGTTTGTTCCGATTGTTCCAGATGCAGATTCTACAGTACAATCGAATGTACTTGAACTGTCACGATCAATCGATGCGTTTGCTGCCCAAGGGTCATAATAACCATTGTGTGAACCACCAAGTGCATCCTCTTCAGCATCAGAGCTGATGATTCTGTCTAGTGTTTCAAAGTTAGTGCTACCAGCATTATTGCCACTTGCACCTGCAGCTTCGCTTTCTACGTCTGCGAGAAGCATTCTGTTGAGGAACTCTTTGTGCTGAACTGCCATATACAATCGTAGTGAACCAAGTCCACCCCAAATGTCGTCTTTACTGTGAGTTGCTAACCATTCCATAACTTCAGATGCACTAAATGGCAACTGGGCTGTTTTTGGTCTGATGTCAATCTCTTGTAAAGTTGGTTTGGCTGTCTCTGCAATATTTCCACCTTCTGCTGTACCACCTAAAGTTGTGTTACCGTTAGAAGTAGTCAAGGTTGGTTTGGCTGTTATTGCCCTCCATCCAGATTTATCCCAAGGTACTTTTGGTAGTATTCCGAAAGCGTTTGCTTCTAAGTTCAGTTGTGCCCATGCGTATGCTCCAAAGATTGCGTTGAATACGCCAGTAGTACTTGTAGTAACTGGTGCATCTGCTTTTCTGATTAGGTTTCTATTATAACCATAGTAGAGAGCTTCCAGTTCGTCAATAGTTCGTATTTGAGCCATTTTAGTACTGACCTACCTCATCTGCTGTTGGTGTGTAATAATCACCTTTCAAAATCTTTTGTGCGACTTTGTTTAGACCATCATAACCATTGTCTCTTGCATCTTTCAAAACCATACTTAAATCAGGTACTTCACTTGATTTATTTACAGATTCGATTGCTGCATTTGGACGTGGAGTCTCTGTAGTGAAATCAAAGTTTGATTTCTCTTGCATAGATAATCCACTATCGTCACCTTCTGGTTTATCTTCACCAGATTGATCATCATCTAAACCTGCTTGAACAGAGTTAGATTGCATTGTATCAGGGACGGTAACATCTGCTCCGATATCTTCGGAATCAGATGTTGCTGGTTGTAGTTCTAATTGAGTCTCAGGTTTTTCTTCAAGAGCTTTGTGAAGTCTTGAATCTAAATCTGCTTGAGATTCTGATAGAGCTTTTACATGTTCTGTGAGAGTTGAAATAGTTTCTAATAAGGCTTCATCAAAAGATTTATTGGTATCTTCAGATTCTTCCTCTCTAGATTCTTCTTCCTCTTCTTTGTCTTCTTTTCTTAATTCTTCCAGAGTCATGTTATTACAAATATTTAAATAAGTGGGTATATAAAGATTTTGCCTAGATTTATATTAGTGTACGTTTAAGACTTTTTAATTTTAATGTTTTCTCATGTTTCTCCAAATCTCCTTTAATAATGTCTAATACCTTTGTATTGACTGTTTTATCATAAGATGCATTCACAAATTTGTTTTCAGGTTGTGTAGTTCTTACTCTTGCAATAGTACTACTTTCTTCTTCTTCCATACCATTTTGTCTATTCATATTGGCAACATCATTTCTAACACCACCAGTTTGATTTAGTGTGGTATCTGCTTTTCCTTCAAATTCCATGTCTTTTGCAGGTGATACTGATTCATCATCATCTCCTTTTGTTGCATAATAGCCACCATTTGCTTGGTTTTGGTTATATACTTTTGAGTTATCACCATCTGCATTTGACCAGTCTTTATCTTGTTCATCATCTTTATCTTTTTTTGTCTTTTTCTTCTTCTTTTCTTTATCTTTGTTTTGGTGAACGGCATTAAAGTTATCAGTTGTATTAACTGTACCTGCATCCATTCCACCATCACCATCTGCTTTTTTATCATCTTCTTCTAAATCTAATTCATCTACTTTATGACCTCTTTTTGGGATATACAATTCACCTTTACCTGCTGCTCCTTTGTCTATATCATCTTTTTTAACAAAACTACCTACTATTTTTTCAGCAGATTCTCTTGATTTACCCTCTCTCATTAATGCTTGAACTTTCTCTTCAAATGTTTGAGATTCATTAAGATCGGCTTTATTTGTTTCATCATCATTGTCTTTGTCAGGGTGTGCTTCATGTTTCCATTCATCTAAAACTGTAACTTTTGTATCTTTATCATTATTATCTTCTATTTTAACAAGTGAGTCTTTTTCAACATAACAACCCATAGAAGTACATTGCATTTTCATTTTACCATCTCCTATTTCTTCTCCATTATGATGAGCCTTTGCTATTGGGTTAAAATCAGTGATTAAAGCCATAGGTACTGCTGGATCTTTACATACTGCAACTTCATAGTGTTCTAAATCACTTAAAGCGTATGCCATAGAACCATCTTTCATTCTAAACGGTGTTCTTGCTGATTTTGTGGCACCACCGAATGATAAGCCCTTATATTCCTTATTTTTGATTTTATCCCAAATTAAGTTATCTAATTGATAGTCTTTGAATATTTTTCCAGTTATTTTAATTGCTGGTAATTCATCTCCACTTGAATTTTTAATAATTGTTTTTGAATAATTAATACCTTTACCAATAATTCTGTTAGAATGTGTGTCACTAATAGGTGCACCTCTATCCATCCAAACTGGTAGAACTTTATATAATTCATCTACTATCGTAACTTCGCCTTGTTTATCCTTCATTTGTACTGTTAATAATCCTTCAAAGAATCTTTCATCTGATTTTACAGCTTCCATGCTTTTTAGAGAGCTTTCTAATGTACTGAAGAATATCTTTGTCATATATATGAAAGCCTATAAAACACTAATAAAGTTTGCTAAAAAAGGTAGAATGGTTGGGCGATTTACCCAAAACATAGCCATTTACTCTTTCTTTGCTTTTGTAACTGCGAAATCTGCTGCGAAACCAGTAGTCAAACCAATTAAGGCTAAACCAACATCCCCAATGCCCTCAGTTGCGATAGTTTGACCTATTGCTACTGCTGCGAAGGTGGATATGATTAAAGCACCTGCGAATTTCCTTGCAGAGAAAGATTCATCTGTTCTATGTAGGTAACCTCGTAGTGTGTTTAACCCTGCACCGATTACTGCTGCTCCAACAGTTATTAGTACTGGATCTACCATGAAAAAGCAACAAATAACATATATTTAAATCTAACTACTCATTTATCTAGTACTTTGCCTACTAAATCCTCTAAATCAGAGTCTACTCCCTCATGAAGTCTATTGGATTGCCTATCTAACGCTGTAGATAAAATAATGAGGGCTTTTTGGAGTTGTGTTACTCTTAAACATAGGTCTTTTTGGGTATTTGATATCTTCCTAAAATATGCAATTAATGTTCCACCACTACCAAGAGCTATTGCTATCACTATTTCTGAAAATAGTGAATCTAGGACTTCAAGCATACTATAAAAACCAAACACAAGTATTTAAATTTACATTGGTTTTAGATATTCTTCTTTAATAAGAAATGGTAATACTAGTGGTAAATCAGTCAATATAAAGTTTAATTCTTCATCAGGTAGTTTAGATTTATATTTAATATTTCCACATCTATAACAAACTTCTATTTTGAACCCTTTTCTACCATATTTGAAAATAAGTTTACCACACTCACATCTTTTCATAAAAATACAAGGTATCGTTTATTAATAAGTATTTGTTATAAAACATATGGCATCATCAATATATGTATATCAAAATATGGAAGAATTTGAAAGATTTTATAAGGGTTATTTAGATGAACCTATGAGAAAAATTAAAATTGTTGACATGTATGTTAAAGATAAATCTAAACTATGGGTTGTAACAAACACAAATGATGCAAAAGAAAGACCATTATTACAGAAATCATTAGTGCATTTTAGAAATGGTAACATAGACAACTATAAAGACGATAAAACGGTTTTAGTGTTGTTTAGAAAGTTAAGATTTAATTTTAAAAAGATGAAACTTGATATTTTTCCAAGATTTTTAAGAAAACCACTTTTACAGTGGAGAGTTGATAGATATTTGGGTGATCCTATAAAAAAAGCTGTTATAGACTATGATCACCGTTATTATGATTTTGAAATAGATAGAATTAACTTTATTTTAGAAACTAACGAGAATTAATAGTTCCATTTCCATTAAAGGCTACTTTCCAGTCTTTACCATGTTTTTTCCTCATTCTAATCCAAAATGGATCTGCACCAAACTGTCCACCTTTTTTATTATAATCTTTTATTACATCAGCTACTTTTCTGCTACATCTTCTACAAAGTCTAGCATTTATTTGTTCCATATTAAATTTATGTTCTCCACAAAAATAACATATTCCGTAATAAACACCTTTAATTGATACAAGTAATGTTTCTCTACCTCTTTTACCAGCACAATCACCACATATGTCAAAAACACCTGCTGCAGCAGCATCACTCTTTAAACAACCAAAACACGTTGCTTCTTTATATTCATTAACATGTGTTTCTTCATTTTTTTGATGAGTTTCCCATATTTTTTTACCTAGATAGGTATTACCTGTATTTACATCTAATTTCGTTGCCATCAGTGTTCTGCCAGTTTTATCTTTCTAAGAGCATCTTGTATTATCAAGTATATATTATTACATGAATAATCAGTTAAACCATGTTTTCTACATTCTTTTCGTATTTCATCAAGTGCTTCATCTATTTCTGAGAAATCAGCAGTGTATACACTTTTTGATTTTTTCTTGAATGCTTCGGTTTTGTTTATTTTTTCAACTGCTTTTTTTACTGCCAAGTTAACACTTTCTTCTGTTGATCTTACCTTTGTTCCAGAAGGGAGTTTTTCCTTTCTTGCATCATCTGTTGTTTTAATCTTTTTCGCCATCTTCCCACCTCCTTGTTTGACCTAATTCATTATCTACTACATTTCTTGCTTGTCTAACTGTCATACCATATTTTCTTAACTCATCAACTGTTTTTGTTTTCTTCCAACCATAATCAAGTGCTGTTTGTAATGTGTTTTTAACAACTGTAAAGTTACTTGGTGTAATTCCATCAATATAGTTCTTTTGTGAAAGTGAAGTTCCATCACCAGAACTTGGTGAACCTTGTGATATACCACCTACATCAGATGGTCGTGTCATACTTGGTTGACCAGAGAAATTTTGTCTATTCTCTTCAGGTGCAGCAGTTCTTCTGCCTTTTCCTTCCATATCAACATCTTCTGGTAAAACGGCTTCTTTCGAAACATTAAAGTCCCCAGTATGTGTTTTTTCTATTTTGAATCCCATTTGTTGTAATAATGCCATGTTTTGTATTTCTACACCATCTCTTTGTAGTTCTGCTAATTTATCATTCTCTTCACCAGCAACTAATTTAAGATCCCAATCATCAACACCCATGACTTCTGTAAATTTCTTTAAAAATGATTTGAATAATACATCTTGACCCCATTTAACTGCTCTGTTTGTAATTGTAACTTGTAGTCCTTCTTGTGACCAACCACCTACCATTTCTCCATAATACAATGGTAATACACCAAACACTGCACCTATAATTTGTCTTAACTCTTTTCTTACTTCAATAAATTGCAACTCTTGTAAAGAACCAGTGAAATCAATCCAATTAGCCATATTTTGACCACCTTTATCTGATTCTACCATTAATGGATGTATCATGTATGGGTCTTCAATGGCTTTTTGTTCTAATGCATCCCATGATTTTCTAAATGTTTCATAGTTACGAGAAGCAACAACTAGTAAACCTCTTGGTGGTCTCATTTTATCAAAGTATTTTCTAACATACTCATCCATATGAGACAATGACATTGCTTTACTCCATATTGCAAATATAGGAGAAAATCCATAAATTAAACTTGGTTTGTATTTACCTGCTTTCCATATAATTTCACCTTCACCATAGATAACTCTTTTAGGTTGTGGTATACCAACAGAATAAACAGAGTTTACTTCTAACACTGCTTTTAATCCTTTTGCACCACATCTACCACATGTATCACTGTATAATCTTTTATCTCTATGTTCAAAACGTGGACATACCCAAATCTTTTGTCTTTTATCATCATAACCTATTCTACCATCACTATCTGCAATCATAGCAACTTGTGGTGGGTCAATACGTAATATTTCTTTTATTTCTGTTTTTTCAGGGTCAATGACACCAGTCATATCATCTATAAAATAATTTTTTAACATTAGAAGATATGCGTTGTCTGCGATTTCTAAATCTCTTTCTAGCTGTCTTGCAACATCTTCTAAAGTCTGCATGTTACCATTAATTGGTTTTGACATTAATCCTTCCAAAACTTTTCTATGCTCTGGTACAGGTCTTTTCAAATCATAACTTAAACAAGAGTCACATTGTACTTTTTTCATATCTACTTTTTTCTCACCTTCTACATCTACATTAGGTGCATATTGAAATTCTTTTGAACAGTTATTACATTTGTACTTAAATCTCTCTACTATCTCAAATCCATTCTTAAACATCTCACGATTAATGGTTTCAATAGGGATTCTAATAGCATCTATATTATCAGCCAACTCATAAATCATTATGAGAGGAAATGGAAAAATTGGTAATTTAGCACCTGTGTCGGTACTCATATAAGGTTGGGCTATACTTGGTCTAGTTGTAGTTTCAGAATATGATTTATTTACACTGAAAAAATTACCTACTTTTTGAAAAGCTGACTTTAATCCCATATATTATTCAAATATCAATGACATATAAACTTTGTCTATTTATGTCAAATTTTGTCAGCATCACCATGAGAAGGACAACGTATGTTTCTACCTATATCTACATTGCAACTGCATGAAGAAGTTTTCTTTTTATCATGTGTATGTGCTTTATCACCATTTGCATGTGTATGGGTTGTTCCATCTGGGTGTGTGTGTTCTTTATCTGCCATATGTTTATATATGAAGACTTCTATTTATAGTTACCCAGTGGTGTGAGCTTGCATACCTGTAGTAAAGGAGGACTATTCTAGCGAGATAGCTGGGCTAATTTTGCTTCTTTTCTTTTCCTCTTTCTATTTAATGATGAAGTTGATGGGTTTCTTCTTACAAACGTATGACAACATGGGCATAGTATTTTAGCACCATTTTTACTCTCTACAACATATTCTTTATAAAAATATTTTCTACAATGTCTACAATATACGTGTTTTAAAAAAACATCTTCTTTGTGTTGGTCTAAACCACTTGGCAGTGTTTTGCATATATTGTTACATCCTCGCATACATCCCATGTATAACGTACGTATTACCCTAATTTAAGCGTTAGCATAAAGAATTTAAGTGGGCTATTCCTTATAAATACATGGTAGAATTTGAAGTTGATGATTATACCACGCTATTAAAGTGGTTTGAGTTAGCATTTGCTAAAGAAGAAAGAAAAATCAAGTTAGAAGACAAACGTGTGCTGTGGAAACTTACGTTCCTCTGCGAAGACAAAATCGAAGAACAACGTATGACAGCAGGCGATAGCGAGAGCGAGCAGAAATAGTTTTATAAAAGTTGCGAAGCAACGTTTTTATTAGGTAGTTGGTTTCATTTAGTTGACTGTCAGGGATTACCACCATGCAGATCGAGCATGGGTTCAACGGTAGCCCTCTTAAGTCATTTTTAACAGAACGATTATATAGGGCTACGCCCTAACGTTGGTAATGAACATTGCATTATTCTTTATTGGTATATTTTTCATTTGCACGTTGGTCTTGTTTCCGATCGGCATTATCATGCTTGTCGCTGCGTTGTACATGGGTAATAAAGAAGTCAATGAGGAACGATCAAAAGTTTCTTATATAGATAAAAAAGAATTGGAAAAACTACGCTAGTAGTCTTTGCTTTGCTGACGACTTTGGTGATTTAGTTCGTAATTTGGATTTGCAACAAGGGCATCTAAAAATCTTAAGCGATTTAACAGAATACCAACTTGCACAACGTCTACATAATACATGAGTCTTATATGGATCACCAAATGGTTTTCCAACAGATTGCATATCACATACTCCTCTACATCCTTTC